ACAATAATTGGTGTGCCGGCTCGTAGAGCTTCACATGATGCAAGACCAAATCCTTCATTTGATGCAATGTTTAAAATTACATCGCCTGAATTGTAAAATAAGTTAAGTTCCTCAACCGACATTATGGTATTAGTAAATTTATAATCACCAAATTTACCATTCCATTTAATTACTTCTGGAATATTTGTTCCGTTTTCATCAATTGGTTGAGTATGCATAAACAACAACATTTTTTTATCGGGATGTCGTTTAGCAAATTCATTAAAAGCAATAACTAAATCACCTGGCTGTTTTCTACGAATATTTCTATTGGCCCAAACTGCAATAAAATCGTATTTTTCTAAATCATGTTTCTTTTTAAACTCAATCAAGTTTAAATCGTCAGATGGTAGTGGTTTAAAATGTTTTGAAACTCCATGTGGAATGTATTTATAAGCCCAATCTTCTTTTGGCATTTTATAAGTTTCCAAAGTCCGTTTATTAATACCATAAGTTTGTTTTGAGATAGACATCAACAAATCACAACTTGCGTAAAACGGAGCGTTCCACATTGGGTCTGGCAAAGAGTCCCAAATGTTATAATACATAATAGGAACAAACTGACGAACTTCTAATTCCATATCATACAACCACTTCCAAAAGCGAGGGTCGGTAAAGTGTAAGATTGCATCAGGCTTTTCAATATTGATTAATTCACGAAGAATGCCAGGATTCCCATATCCCGTATGAGCATAAATTTTAACACTAGCATCTTCTACGCCAGTTTCTTTAGCTACATCAGATGATACATCAAATATTTTTAGATGGTCTGGATGATTTAAAGCTGCCCCCAATTGAACCCAATCATATTTATGAACAGTAGATAATACTATTTCTTTAGATTGAGTTGCGATTCCACTATGAAGTCGTAGGTCATCCGATAACAAAAGAATTTTCTTTTTCTTTGGTTTATTCGGGTCTATTTTTTTTAATTTAGGTAAGTTTACTTCCATTCGTAACTTTGTTGTTTTTATATTATATAAATATACGAAAAAATTTACTAATTTACAAATTTAGCACTTTTTCCGTATCGACCTAACACTCTATTAAAATGATTGTATTCATTTTGTGGAATATCTCCAAAGTATATAAGTTTATCTGCATTTTCTACAACACAATTGTATTGATGTAGAGGTTGAGTTGGATGAAATGGTTTTTCATAATACTCTTCATTCATACCACTATAAAGATTCATAGGTGTAGATGCTGAATTATATTCAATATATTTACATCCCATTTCTAAAGAAAACTTTCGAACCCACCGCTCAACCCCATTCTTACATCCTCTGGTGATTAAAATTAAATCTTCACCATATTTTTGTTTTAACTTAAATATAAGGTCTTTGATTTCGTTTCGATTTTCATATTTTTCACTTCCAATCAAAGCCACTCTCATATGTTTGTCCTTTTTAAATCGGTAATTTACTTTCACCCTATTGGAATTTTTTGTGTAATTGTTCTTTTTCAATAACATCTTTTAATCTTTTAATGTAATTTGGGTCTTCCGCATAACTTTTTGATAAATACTGAAAATAATCATCTTCATTTGTAATCCCACTTAAATATCTACATTGATAAAATGCGTAATCGTATACGGATTCTTCCCAACTTTCATAAAACGCATGATTGTGTTGAGTTCCTTTTGCGGTATTAACCCTTCGATATGCTTGTTTCATACCAAACAAATTATTATTTTTTTTAAAAATATTAGATGTCCAATGTCCAGTTTCAATTATAGATTGAGCCATTACAATGTGGGGAAATTTAACATTTAAATTATTTAATAAATTAACTAATTGCTCAGGTTCAAATGCTTTACGACCTTGATTAATTATAATTAATCGTTCCTCCGGACTTAACTCACTAATAACCTTATGTCTAGCAATTTGTGTTGTGTATTGATAAGTTAGTATAGAAGTTATACCTAATACTATGAAAACTAATAGTATAAATTTATTAGTTACTTTTTCAAATTTCACTTGATTTTTTGAGTAAATATATAGCATATTAATTAATTAATTATTCTTTAATTCGGTCTTTTTTAGAACACAATTCACTATCTTTGAATGGACACCATTTACAATTTTTACTATTTTTACCAGCGATAGCTTGAAAATCCCCATCAACTTTATATGTCCCATCTTCATTAAAACCTTCATCAATAAATCGATTAAATTCCTTTAAGATTTTTCTCATTGTAGGAATTCCATGGGCTGGAACAAACTCTTGAACTCGTTTTTGGGCAAACATAGCCTCTTCCCATAATTTTCGTTTTACAATAAAATAACGAACTTGAATCTTTTCAAGAGGATATCCATATTGGTCAGCGAAGAATTTTTTGTAAAGTATCAGTTGAGCAGTTTTGGTTTTGTCATCTTTTTGATACTTGTTCCAACCATTAGTAGATGTTTTTATATCCCAAATTTCAATTGTGCCATCTTCTATGATTTCAAATACTAAGTCAAGAAATCCCTTCATCATGATATGTTCATTGGATTCGGATGCTGGGTAGTAGATAGGTAATTCCACACCTAATAACCTCATCTTTCGAGTTGAAAAATATTCAGAACGATTCTTTTTTAAAAAATCTAATATTTCTACACCATCGAAGTAAAATTCGTTCATCTCACTTTTAGAGGTGAACTTTATATTATAGATAGCCATTGACTTTTTATACTCCCGTGTCATGTTGTCTAACAACATTTGGTTGAGGTCCATGGTATCGGCTGATGCTGGACTTTCGCTATATATAACTTTTAACCAATCTTGGATAACTTCATGCATTGCAGTTCCAAAGATTAGGTGAATAGATGGGTCATCGGTTTTGTTACCATCTACGTAGGTTAGTTTCCATTGTTTAGGGCAGTTAGCCCACATTGTATATTGAGAATAGGAAATTTTAACATCACCCTTTTTCTCTTCATATACGGGAAAGTTAAATATATTGGAAACTACTGACTTTTTCATCTATACAAATATACGAAATTATTTTGAATTATCCAAATTATACCATTGGAAATCCACTTACTGAATTGTTTGTTGTTGAACGATATTGTGGTGCGTTTGAGCTCCAACCCTTTGAATTGTTGTTGAAATGCGGTTTTGAATATCGTGAAGTAGCTGTGCCAATCAAGTCCCAACCGCTTTCCCATTTTTCAAATGAAGCACCATTTTTGAAAGTTACACTAAACTCATCAAAAAAGTCCAACATTTTTATTGAAACCTTACGAAAAATGTTCTTTCGTTCGGACTTAATAACCTCAATAAAAAGGATTGACCTAGCCTTAACTCGACAAATTTTCAAATCCATCGAAAACAACTGCCCCTTAACAGGAACATTTACTTTTACAATTTTACCTTGAAGCTCTGATAATTCCATAAATTTCCTCTTTTTACATACTAAAGATACGAAATTTATTCAAATATACCAAATTTTAATGTTAAGAAATTGTTATCATTTTCCCCATTTTCCGTTCTGAACAATTTGAGCAATGATACCATACACCGAAAGGTCAGCGAATGTATCTTGAACTGACTCACCAACCTCATCAGGTTGACCCAAAATAATCATTTGTTTCAATCTCTGAATTTTGTCGTTGATTCTGAACCAGAGTCCGGTAAGTGACAATTTGATGTCATCGTTGGTTTGTAGAGTTGTTCCTACGGAGATGTTACCAGGTCCGTAATTTCTTTGTTTTTTACAAAAAGTTTCGTACTGTTCATACATAATCCTTTTGTATTCCGCCATCATTTGGGGATAGTTTTCTTCACAATATATAACAGCTGATTGTTCAGCACCACCATAAACATTTCGTTCTTCTTCACCAATCCACTCTATTTTGGTTTTTGCGTCTTTAATCATTTTAACCATTTATCTATTTCTTTTTTATCTACTCCGAACTTTTGAATAATCAATTTTACTTCATCTATTGTAAGAATTTCAAGATAATCTTCTATTTCACGAGAGGATAGTTTGAAATATTTACAAAGATACGTTACCACGTGTTTGTCCCACTTAGATTCTGATTTGCTTTTGATATATTTGTCAAAAGACTTTTTCTTTGGTAGAACATCCGAATACACTTTATATAGCTCACGAGATTTTAACTGACCATTAGTGTATTGTTGAATCTCGTTTACAAATTCAATGTAGTCTAGGTTCATAGATAGAAATCGGTTGACCATATACATATCAAACGATTTTCTATCTACCTCGGAGAGGGATTCCCACTTATCTTTTTTGTAGGTAATCCCCCCCAAGTGGTCAAAAAGTGACTTTGCTTTTACAACAATTTCATCACTTTTTTTCATCATTTTCAAAAAATTCGCGTGGAGTGAACTTTGGATGCACTGTTCCACAATCATTACAAACTACCACCGGAATAGGCAACATTGATGCTTGACCATTTGGAGATTGAATTGCGGGAACTTCTTTAAACATCGTCAACTCGGTGAAAAAAATACCATCACAATTAGGGCAAGCCACTGTGGGTAATTTAAATGGGTCGATTTGCATTTGCGGTGCTTGAGTCTTCTGACCCATAGGAATCACCTTGGTTTGTTTTTTTGTCATATTAATTAATTGTCATAATAATGTTAATCATCATCGCCATAGTGTTGATTTCTTTATCAACCACCATTGAGTCCTTATATTGACCATCTGCGATGTTTAAGATGGTCTGACCTACTTTTCCATTAGCATACTCATCCACTCTATCATAAAGTGTTTTGTATAAAGGTGTGAAATCACGAACTTTTGAGTCAGCAATAATTTGTCGGATTGTAGTGAATTTTGTTTTCACATCAGCCGATTTAATTAATTCTTCTACTACATTATCTGCATAATTTGCTTGAATGTTTGAAGTTGAATCAATTACCAATTTACCATTGATAACTTGTCGTTGTGCTGCATTTAAAACTCTACGAATGTCAGGATATCCACTATTTACAAGAATAGCAAGTTCATCCGTTTGAAATTCCACACCTTCTTCATTTAGAATATCAAACAATCGTTTAGCAACTTCTTTCTTTGATGGTGGGGTGATAGCAAACGCCTGACAACGAGACTGAATCGGGTCAATTACTTTTTCAACATAATTGCAAGTCAAAATAAATCGTGTTGACTTTGAAAATGTTTCCATTAAATTACGAAGAGCTGCTTGAGCATTAGGAGTCAAATAGTCGGCTTCATCTAAAATAACAACCTTCCATTTTTTGAAACCCATAGATGATGCAAACCCACGAATTTTATCACGAACCGCGTCAACAGAGTTTTCATCTGAAGCGTTTATATACATCAAATCACAATCAATCTGATTGGTAATAATTTTAGCAAGTGTGGTTTTGCCCGTTCCAGCTTGACCATATAATAAGAGGTGGGGAACATCCTCGTTTTGAATATAAATCTTTACTTTTTCAAGAATATGTTGGTTTCCAACATAACCTTCTAATGTATCTGGTCGATATTTTTCGACCCATAGTGAATTACTCATCTTCCTACTTCTTTTAAATATTTTTCTTTACAATCTTCCCACGACATACCAATGATGTCAATATAAAAGAGAGACTCTGGTTTGATACGACCCTCCTCATGAAGTTTTATGTATCTATTAATTGCTTTTGGTTTCCACCACTTCATCGTGTATTCATCACCTTGAACAAACTTATCCTTCATTACAAGTTGGTCTTCAGTAATTTCATTGCGTAAAAACTCATTACCATTATCATACATTTGAGCGAAATATACCCCTCTTTTAAATCCATGTTGATAGTGAGACGCTCTAATACCAACTTCTTTAAAAATCAGATTAATAATTTTTTGTTTCACTCCGGTAGCAGGCCCATCAACACCTTCTTTTTCAGCAGTTTGTTTAGCGTATTCTTCAGGCTTATTTTCCTTTATCCAATGATGCCATCCCTCATATACTGAATCATCTGGCTTTGTAGCTACCTTACCTGCGGATTCACCCAAAGTTTTAAAATGTGGAATTCCGTTATATTGAGAGTGAATACCATATAAAGATGTTGTTCCAACAGCAATCAGAGTTTGTCCGTATTTTTCTTTCCAATGGTTACGAACTTCTGCAGAGGTAGCCATACAAGCTACCAACTTACCACCCAAGAAGTTATATCCCAAAGGCTGTGTGCATACAATCGTGGTAGCAATCGTAGTATGATTCAACCTACCATCTTTGTATTTATTATCTTGTGTCCATCCAATATAGTTATCTCTAACCCCCAATGATGTCACATCCGACCCCAATGATACCAATCCAAGAATTTTACCACTAACTCGGTCTTTAATATAAATTTTGACATTACGACCTGGATTGGCGTCAAATGACATTGTATGGATTAGTTTTCGGATTTCAGTCCAACGAGTGGACTCTTTGGGGTCATCAACAATTTCCACATAAGGTTCAAGCAATTCAATTTCTTTAATCGTTTGTTCTTTGTTATAGATGTCAATAGGCATCCAAAGAGCATCGTAATGAAGCGCCAGAC